AATGATGGCTTACCTTCAAAAGACACGTCTACATGCTTTAATAACTTAACGAATTTCATTTGTTTGTTCCTATATAAATTTCAAACCTATTAACACTATCTCAACCATATCTCTACAGGAAACTGGCTAGGTCTAAGAAATCTACTTTCATTATTCCGGCTTCTTTGTGCCTAACCACTCCTGATCCTCAATCTTGCAATCTTTGCAGATATGGCCCCAACTATATCTGGCTTTCCACTTGATTGCAATAATCAAAATTATTTCGGCTAGATTTATCCCTCAAACCTCTAAATCAATGCCAAACTCGGCGTGAATCCGGTCAAGTAAATTATTTTTACGCTGAATAGTTGCGCCGATTAGCGCCTTTTTCATTCCAGGCGAACCCTTAGTCGCTTTCTCAATGAGAAGTTGAGTCTCGTCACACTCATCAATCTTATCCATTAGGTCGCGAAGTTTGTTTAGCGTCATGTTATCCTCTCCAAATGTTAACCGTTATCGCGGTCAGTTTCAATAATGATCTCAAATCCGTTATTCGAGACATACCAACCATCACTATTAAACACTCAATTCCAGCCCGTGTAAAGTACTTATAGTTTGCAATCCATTGCTAGTTGCTTGTGGCATTTTATTTTTACTTTTTAGCCCGTGTAATTAGCGCTGTTTAATATTTCCCACATTGCTTGCTATAGTCTGCGGAATGCGGTTATAGGTAATCCTTGATTAAACCAAACTCTGATTCATTTAATGTCACTAGGCCTTTGCAGCATAGCATTTGTTTTAGTTCAGGTTCCGAATTCCAAGTTTGTTTATATTCCATATAGTCTTTAACAGGCTGAAAACTACATATAAAATTTGACCAAGCCTTGCTATTAGGAATTTTAATATTATAGTAACCATTAACCGCCAATTCCGGATACGTCTGCTGATATATTTTAAATAACTCGATAGACTCTTTACTACCAAATCCAGAATCGCTTATTAACCCTAAAAAGTAATCATCATTACAGTACTTTCTTTTTAAATAATTATTAACAAGACCGCAAATAATATGCCAGCAAGATTTTCTTTCCGCTTCTGTATATTTCAACTCTGGCATATCTTTTAGTGCCATGCTAGCCGCCTCAACAACTTGTTCGGCAGGTAATGTGATCTGCATGCTTCACGCTCCTAGAGATTGTTGTAATCTTGATCTGTAAGCAACGATACACACATCGAGAGTACAAATCAACCCCTGATGCCCAATTTTCACTTTTCTCCCTTAATTTGACTAACTCACACACCAAAAGCCACTAGCAAAACAGCGCATTGGTTAATATTTGCACAACTGTCCACACCTTTTGGAACCCATGTTACTTTTGGCTCTCTAAAAACGCGCCATAACTAACCCTTTAAAATCAATACTTTACGGACTTTTAGGCTTTTCACCCTTTTGGAACTTATTGCCCTAAAGTGTATAAGTGTGTAAGTGTAAGAAAGTGTATAAATACCCTTAAATACCCTAAAGAGGGGGTGTGTGTAAGTGCCTATATAAAGTATGTATAAAAATATATATAAATACTGTTACTAGAATATAAAAGTACTATAAGTATATTTATTAGTTGGAGTAAGTACTTACTAACCTTGAATGCCACTAGCTACGCTACGCTCAAAATTTTGACGGAAAAATACTTTTGCCTAGGATTTTGGTGCTAAAAGGGGTGCTAAAAGGGCTTTTGGCTCTTTTGTTACTTTATAACAAATAGCTATAGATTATAAGATTATATCTATAAGTTATTAGACGGTTGGCGTTAATTAGTGATAAGCTGATCGAAAATTAACCAAAGGACCAATCAAATGACACCTGAAGCGCTGCATTATGCAACCGGAAAACTACTGGAAAGCAAACTAACCATATCTAAATATGGCTATGAAACATCGTTCACTCAGGAGGATTTAAAGGATTATGTAGAATTCGATACCGCGCTGGGTAATGATCTGGCTGAATTGGAAGTAAGATTTATTAATCCTCTAAATTCAGATGATATGGTTTATGAAATGAATAACTTTTGGGCAAGGGCTGCGGAAAGTTTTGTGTTAACTAATAGTGAAATACGTGATTATTTTGCGGGATGTTAGGTCTTAACTAAAGGTAAATTAAATGAAATACGCATACTACAGAGTAATACATTCAGAAGACATGGCAAGCATACCTTATTTATATTACTGGCGATCATCGGTAATACTAATAGCGGTAAATATTTGGCGCGATTTAATTTGTATCATCAATGGCTCGGCTACTATCAAAGCCGCAATGATGGCTCTATTGGCAGTCGTTTTGTCTCCGGCCATCCTGATATCTAGTCCTTTATTAGCATGGCAGGATATGGAAACATTAAAAAGTAATTCCGGGCCTGATTTTTTTTATGAGAATGTCAAGCTGTATTATGTACCTCGCAAATATATTAAGAAGTCAGACTATTGTTCGCGGAGAAAGTAATGGAGCTAATACTACTAGCCCTAATAATATATTTAATTGGCGTTCCGGTTGCTTGGTGGAGTGAATACATGTGGCATCACGCGCTATTAGATACATTTGATATAAGCACAGTTGCCACTGTATCTGGTGATAGCTGCTGGGAAAGAAGCTGTGTCCGAAAAGCAAACGAAGCTTGCTTATTAAGCTGGATAACTGTAATATTAAACTCTATTGATTATGAATGGATGGACTAAGTAATGGAACAAATACAACGCGGAATGCAAGATAAAACTATTCGTCGCAAAATCAACGAAAAAGTCACTAAGTGGATCGACTCCATTGAAGACGACGCGGTTCGAAAGGCTGTAGTCGGCGATGTGATCGTAACAGGGGGGTGCATTGCATCAATGGCAATGGGCGACAAGGTTAATGATTATGATATTTACTTTCGCACTAAAGAAACTACAATCGCTGTAGCTCAATACTATGCAGACCAGGCGCTTTCTGATGGGCTGATTGACTACCGGTCTGATGTTGATGTGCGCGTAGAAATGAGAACCAACATCAAGGGCGAAGAAGAAGAGCGCGTATTGTCTTTCATCCAGTCATCTGGCGTAGTTGGCAAAGCACCAGAGAATGCAGAAGGTGAAGAGATCGAGACTCAGGAAGAAGACTGCAAGTACCGAGTCCGATTTATCTCTGAAAACGCAATTACGCTAAGCAACAGCATCCAGCTAATAACGCGATTCTTTGGGGAGCCTGACGAGATTCACCGCAACTATGACTTCGTGCATGCCTGCTGCTATTACGACTACGGAAAAAATGAGCTAGCGATGCCACAGGAAGCATTGCGAAGCATGATGTCTCGCACGCTGGTTTATCGGGGCAGTCTTTACCCGATTTGCAGCCTGTTCCGCTTGCGCAAATTCATTAAGCGCGGATGGAAGATTTCGGCAGGCCAGATATTTAAAATTGCGCATCAAATAAGCGAAATAGACTTGACTGACCGAGAGACTTTAAGGGAGCAGTTGACAGGTGTGGACCAGCTTTATTTTGATCAACTAGTTAATGCCCTTGTTTCGCACAATGGTCATATTGACTCAACGTATGTCGCGACCATTATTGACACAATGGAATCATAAGAGGACTAACCATGTACTACGCAACCCTAAACCAGAGTGGCACGACTGCTGCGTTAAATGGGCTAATAAGGAATGCAAGTTTAGCTGGATAGCGGTGTTTATTAACACTTGACGCTATGAACAGATTAATATACCATCCAACGCGATTGATTAATTAACCAAACCAAAGAGGTATTTATGTATTACGCGATCATTTCACGGAAGCACAAATTCTCCAGCTTTGAAACGATGGAATTTGTTAAAGTTGGAGAATTCGAGCACGACGAATCTGCCGCTGAACAATTAGCAGAACTTGGCCATACGCATTTCGAACTACTGAAGTCAGCAGGCAAGTACAAGCCAGCCCCGCCAGTTCGTGCTACCGTTGTTAAGTGCGAGGAGTAGCTAATGGCAGAATTAAGAAGATTAACCGATAAAACAAAGCGGGAGAAACAAGATGCGTAATACTGAAAATTATTGTTATAGCCTTAATGACGAATCCTACGAAGACTGTTTTGAGGATGTGTGTGAAAAAGCATTTGATTATGAAGGCGTCAAAGTTGGGGATACTATTAAAATTAGTCGAGGCATTCCAGTCAAGACATCAATCTCTGACCATTTTGATCTTAGTCTTATGCTTGACAATATGGGAGAGGATGCATATGAATCCGCTGGTGAATACGCAGAGTACTGGCCGGAATGCACTGCCCAGCAATACGAGCAGCTTGAGCGCGACATTTGCGACGTATTGACTAGGTGGGCTGACAAATATAATAAGCATCCGACGTTCTACAGGGTTGAAGATACGAAAGACATAGTTGTAGAACTGGCTGCTGAGGGCGAATACAAGGTATTATTCGTCGAGCTTTGATTAGCAACACCCGCTTCGGCGGGTTTTTGTTGACAGCAGGTTATAGATCGGATAACCTGCAACAACTAACTAACGCGATTCATAAGGATGTTGACATGTACAAAAACACAGAAGAAGCCATCGGAGCTTTGTTTCTTAGCAGCTACTGGGGTGCATTCAAAAGTTATGATGTTGAAATGTTTGCAACGGTAATGTTCCTTTATGAGTTGACTCCGGAACAGGCATTTGCTAAATTTAAGCCAGACTGGGAGCGAGATGAATAAGTGTTGAGGATCGCAACCATATTAATCACGCATTAAGGTAGATATCTGACATATCTACCGGCTTGTATATCAGTACAGCCTTGCTCGAAAACAATAAACGTAAACTGGCATAATCCCTTTGCCCCTGAAGTTGAAGAGATAATAGGCATGAGCGCGGATTAATTGCGTAAAAAGTATTGACGCGATCAGGTGTCATATCTAAAATAGACTCATTAAATACACAATCGTAAAAAGAGATTAAATAAATGAAAAGTGATAACACTGGCCGCAGTAACACTGGCTACTATAACACTGGCCACCGTAACACTGGCTACTATAACACTGGCCACCGTAACGCTGGCCACTATAACACTGGCCACAGTAACACTGGCCACAATAACGCTGGCAGCGGAAACGCTGGCCACTGGAACAATGGCAGCGGGAACGCTGGCCACTGGAACATTGGCGACCATAATACTGGGTTTTTCAATACAGAAGATCCGGTCCAAGTAAATGTTTTCGACTCGCCTGTAGATCGCAAGGATTGGGATGAATTCAATAAGCCGGATTTTATTTTCTTCGATCTAACTGAATGGGTTCCTATGTCAGAAATGACAGTTCAGGAAAAGAAAGATAACCCGGATTTTGAAAAGACGGGTGGTTATCTCAGGTTTTTTGATTACAAAGAAGCGTTCCAGAAATCATACGCTAATGCCGATGAGGAGGACCGCAAGAAGATTCTGAATTGCCCAAACTTTGATGCTGATAAGTTTTTTGAAATAAGCGGCATTGATGTCAGAGTCGATGCTGATAAAGAAGCTAAGAAAGCAGAGCTTATCGCTAAGGCTGAGGAGTTGCTGGAGCAAGCCAGAAAGATGTAATCATTAACTTGCGCCGGACAAGTATAAAAACCGGCACTTTACTAACAGGGAATAAGAAATGAAAACAAAACCAAACGAATGCGTAGATGCTTTCCACGGACTAGATGCTCACAAGTATGAATCCTCCGCTGGCCTAACAAAGCGCGAGCACTTTGCATCAATTGCTATGCAGGGCTTTTGTCAGATGTCAATAATATTAACAGAATTAGCTGCCAAAATACATGCAAACCCATGGGGGGGAGAGACTCGCATTCGAATCTGTTCGGCTGGCTGATTTTTTGATAGCTGAGTTGAATAAAGGTAAACAGAGTGACGCCGATGAATAATTTATTAAGGGCAAGCAAATGAACAACTACGTAGAACGCGACATAATGGCCCTTGACGAAAAAGGCAATTATTATTCGCGGCATGTGCAGTCCATGACATCTGAAGGCCTGCATTGCAAGTCCGATATTGCGGCTGAACTTGGTTGGCGGGATTATAAGATAGACAGACTAAACCGAGAACTAAAAAACTCAAGAGCATTGCTAGCCGTAGCTTACGGCAGGATAAAAGACCTTGAAGTGATTATCAATGACTAATTGAAGATACGATATGGCAGCCAGCACTCACCCGAGAGTTTTTTTTAATGTTTGACACTTACAATTAAAGCGTTTATTATTTTGGTATTGATTAGGAGTAGTTATTATGATCGACAAAAAAGAGCAGATCAATATTGAAGATAACAGTTTTCAAGAAGGTGGATTCGTCACAAATCCTAAAGTAAATCATAACCAAGTACACGCTGTATTGCGTGATCCGATCGACGACTCCAACGGGTTGATTTTCGTCACCAACCGCGCCGCCAATAAAGACTTTGAAGTAATTACCATTGACGGGGATGCTGATTGCGATTACTACTTAGCGCGCCGTGACTATCAAGCTAAAAAAGGCTTCCGTCAGCGTAAAGGCGATATGCCTATTGCGCACGGACCAGCCAAACATAAGAGGTGGTAATATGAACGCTCCAACAATATTGGCACTGTTAGCCATGCTAAACCAAGGCTACGACTATCCTGTTGATTTAGCTCAAGCTGGGTGCATGGCTACAGCTATATATCACGAATCAGCAGGAGAGCCTATTGAATGCAAAGCGGCCATTGCTAACGTGATTACTAATCGCATGGCGAAGCGCAATCTAAGCGCCTGTGACGTAATATACGAGCCATATCAGTTCAGCTACACGCTACTGGACCCTGAGGAGCTTATACATAGGGAGGCTAGGCGCGACAATGCTACGCAATTAGCATTGTGGGAAAGTTCTATAGTGGCCTTACAGGCGCTCACAAGCGGCCTTGACATTCACCAAGCAACGCACTACTATAACCCTTCAATAGTCTCCCCTAAGTGGGCTTCTGCTTTTAAGCATGACTTCACTTGTGGCGGGCATAAATTTGTTTACTAGTTATGGTGATTGCATGAACACTTGCAAGCAGATCTCAAAGGGTAATAAAGTATTTTTAAGCGAAAGGCATGACGAACATGCTACTGTTAGCTGGTTTGTCGGCCCGCTATCATACGGCGAACCGGCTCCTTGGAAATCAGATGCGGAAGTCCGAATAACGGATTGCTATAAAGCGGCCACTATTGATTTTTCGTACAGCAAGCACTCAACCTATGAAAGTAGGCTTAAAAAAATAGACACTCTAATCAGCGAGCTTACAGCTTTTCGCGAAGCTCTATTAGACTCATGGGGTAAAAAATAAAATGACCATAACATACACGACGCTAGTAATATTTGTATTATCAATATGCGCACTTGTTTTAATTGCGTTCGCTGATGAGTTATCGCACACCTTCAGCATAAATCGGGCGAAGGCTGCTGACTTATTCCTTATTCTGTCGGTCGCATCTATTTGCGGGTTCGCTGCCGCTTGGGGTATAGGGGTGTGATCGAACGACTATATCAACCCGCAACATGGGTGGCAGGTATTTACTTCAAAGACACTGACGAATGGGCGAGCGGTGCGTGGATAATGGAGTCAGAGTTAGTAGAGAATCTTGACACCTGCACAAATATAGATATATACTTAGATACACATATGAAGCTAATTTCCGTTATAGAGATTGACGGCGTTATTGAGAGGATGATGCAATAAGTGAGATACGTTTGGAAGCACGAGATACACTTAACAGATATTTACATATTAAAGGGGAGTAGTGATGAGCAACCAACTATATAAACCAAACGGTAAGCGGCTGGAAGATATAGGCCAAGTTAATAAAGCTAGCGAGATATACAGCAAGCACATACACGCCATGACCTCGGAGTTACTGCATAGCAAGTCTGATATTGCTGCCGAACTAGCGTGGCGTGACTACCGGATTGCAGCGCTAAAAGAGCAGCTTGAAGAGATCGAATCTGAAGCTAGAGTGATGTGCGAATGGCTTGATTGCTAATAAATTTCGCCGCATTGATTGAGGTTGATGCGGTTATTGAGGAGATGATGAGATGAGTAATATTAGACTTGACGGTAACAATATTAACAACGTACTTGAGCTTCACGAAAAGTGGCTGCGCAATGAGCCCGGTGGAAAACTTGCCGACCTGTGCGATGCCGACATGAGCGGTGCCAGCCTGAGCGGTGCCAACCTGCGCGATGCCGACCTGAGCGGTGCCAGCCTGCGCGGTGCCGACCTGCGCGGTGCCAACCTAAGCGGTGCCAACCTGCGCGATGCCGAACTGTGGGCTTGTGCAGGCAACAGAAAACAAATTCGCTCGTTATTTATTAGTGACGTTTACTCAATCACATACACGTCTGAGCATCTTCAAATCGGATGCAAACGTTATTCAATTAAAGATTGGTGGGAATTTGATGATAAAAAAATATTAGAAATGGATGGTAAAAGGGCGCTTAAGTTTTGGCGAGAAAACAAGGAATTTATAAAAATGGCTATCGAGAAATTTCCAGCCACACAAACGCCGCACAACACTAACGATAATAATTGAGCGACTAACGCGCAAAGGGGATTGGTATGAGCAACACAAAATGGTACTCAGTGAAAGTTAAGACGACCGTTGATTATTTTGTTGAGGTCGAGGATGACGGTGAGTGCTACGGCGATTCATACAATGAAGCCATAGAATTTGCTTCTGATGAGTGCAGAGAGTTTGATTCTATCGAGGCAAGCGTTATCAGCGGCAAAGAGCTGGAAATTGCTTTGCGGGCCGCTGATGCCGATAAGGTTTCGTACATCTAATCACATAGCCCCATTATGGGTACAGCAAGGGTTAAATAGTTCAATTAATCCTTGCTTTATAAAGGGGTAGAGTGCATTATTAGCACTACACAGCACTCATGAGTATCGTTAGATCAATAGAGGATATGATTATGAACGAAAATCTACAATCAGCACTTGCTGAACTAATCGAAAAAACAGTAAGCGGAATTGATGCAAGCGCCGCTTTCTTAGATGCAGAGTTGCCTGACTTTGTGTTTCAATGCGCTACTGTTTGTGTCTGCGTTCATGCTTGTTGCTCTAGGCATGTACTTTACTAAGATACTCATCCGATATGTGGATGATGAGGACAAGGGCGAGCAAGGCGAACTGATGGTGCTTTTTTTGTTAGTCTGGATTTGCATCGCTGTAGTTTTTATGTATTTAATAAACCTCGAATGGCTGCAAATCTGGATCGCGCCTAAAGTGTGGCTTGTTGAGTATGCCGCTAAGATGGTGGGGTGATCGCTATATAGTAAATAAGGAGGTAATGCTGCTTGAAGGTCGATAAATACGCACATATTCAACCAATGAATTAGGGGAGCAACGCTCCCCGTTATCCCTAAAACTGAGCGACTGTTGTGCCTTCGTCGTTCATAACGTAGATCTTTGTGTCGTCGGCCACAGAAATAAACTTCTCATCCCCGTTCTCATCCGCTATAAAACAGATGCGATTTGTACCATTCTCTTTAGCGTTGTCTAAAGCCTCCTGCAATCTCGCATTGTCGCCGTACACTTTGATATCATCCGATTTTGCCACATCAATAGATGCGCCATGATACACTGCTCCGGTTCCATCGCCAGCTACTACACTAACTAAAAACATACTCTGTTACCTTTACTTTGTTGTTGAAGCAAGCATTGTAGCACTTTACCCGTAGCTTACTTTGAAGGTGCCCGGAGCATTAGCTAATGCTAAACACTGATCAATAGCATCCATCATTGGGTCTAAGCAGTCGTCATGCTTGCCATTAGGGAATTGACCAGCCTCTCTAACCAAATCACTAACACACTCATGTTCTTCTGGCAGCCACACTCGCCCCGCTGCGATGAAATCGACCACATCATACGCACGCGTCACCTTGTCAATGACGCGCTGCACAGGGCGTATAGGAAGGTTTGATCCGCGCTTTAGCTCTTGTATTAAAGAGCTTCCGCTAGACTTATCCTCTATATAAACAGTCCTAACTCTCATTCTCGCTTGCTGCTTAGCGTAAAACGAAAGCATTTGCTGCCTTAAATCTGGCGCTTCCCATTTTCCGCGAATCATATCAAGCATATACAGGTTTTGACCATCACTTGAAAGCCCCCAGCACTGGATAACCGTGTAATCGTTTTGCTCTTTGGTCTTCTGAGCTGTATCAGCGGTGATTATCTGGTATTTAAGCTCAGGCAGTGCATTGTATCTATAATATTTCCACCATGCATCTTTAAACAAGCCGCCCCCCTTAGGTGCAGGCAACTGCATGTATTGACCAGCGAACACGTAAGGACTTGCCGCCTCCATGCGGCGCAGCTCTTCTATTGGGTGCTTAAACGGCCACAAAGCGCCCCCGTGCTCGTCTATAGCTGGAAGCATTAAGTGATGCCATTCCTCGCCATTGCCGCCACCTAGCAAAAACCCGCTCAAATCGTCCTCATGAAGTCGCTGCATAATTACAATGATTGGCGTTTCTTTCTTATTAAGACGCGACTCCATTGTCTCGACAAACCATTCATTAACATTGGTCCGCATGGTGTCAGAATTAGCGTCGCCAGCCTTTAGCGGGTCGTCAATAATAACGGCCCCGGCAAACTTAGCGCGCATCTTCCCTGCACCAAAACCTGTAATCGTACCGCCCGCACCTGTAGCGTACACAGTGCCGCCTTGCTCAGTCTTCCAGTAGTCTTTAGCCTTAGTATCGCCAGTCAATCCTGTGTAAGGAAATAATTCTTTAAATTCTGGAGAGGCAACAATGTTACGCGCCTTGTATGAATTGTTTGCAGCCAGTCGAGCAGAATATGAAGCATGGATAAACTCACAATCAGGGAATAGACCGATACACCACGCCATAAAGTTAACTACTGCTAGCTCAGTTTTAGAATACCGTGGAGGGATGTTGATTATTAGTCTGGTGATATCCCCCAGAACAACCTTCTCAAGCGTTTCACAGATTTCCCTGTGGTGCCAGTTAACCTGAAAATCAGACCCTGTCTGGCGCTTAAACATATACTTGGCGAACTCTTCAAAATTGCCAATGATGTTTGCTTTTTCTTGTGGTGTTAATTTTTGATCAGACATAAAAAAGCCCCTTTAAGTAGGGGCTTAGTATACATTAGGAATCGTGCTTGGCTCTTAGCGCTTCTACAACCGGGTCGCCGTATTGCACGGTGTGATTATGCTCAGCCTTAACAGTTTGATCGACCTCAGCCTTGTCAGAGTGGCCATGCTTAGCAAGGATCAGCTTGCTAATGGTCGGATTAAAGCTGCCGTTAATGCCGCCTTCAGCTAGCGCAAAGTGCTGCATATCCATGATTTCCTTGACAATATCAGAAAATTCTTCCTTATTAGGGTCTCTAGCCCATGCGTAAACGGTTTCTGATGTGATTTTAAGCTCTTTGCACAGCCCAACTACTGATGGAAATGAATGTTCATATTCCTTGAAGTTGTAGGGATAATTCCTAGCAAACTCCAGCAGTTCAGGCGTATATTTTGTTGGTCTGCCTGCTGGCATAATATAACCCTTTGTTTAGTTGTATATATAACAAAAACCCCATGCGGGTGATGGGGTTAGTATAGCATAGTGGCCTACAGCGGCTCCCAGAGGCAGCCCGGCAACCAGTGATCGTTTTCATTAGCCTCAAATGCGCAGCCGGATGTAAACACAAGATCGACAACTTTACCCTCAATGCTCTTAAGGAATTGCTTTGTTGCGAAATAATCCTGCATCCCGTGTGTCGCCTTTGCTGCTAGGAGTTCATTCGGATAATCTGAATGCCGGTCATTTCTATAGTCGAACTCTTTACACATCTGATATTTAGTTATCAGATTGTTTTTCATGCGTGCCTTCATTGCCGCCTCTCCCAAGCCGTAAAGCGGCTGTTAGTTGTTGTTTGGTTGCGTCGAACTGTTGCCGACTTGATGGTTGTATCATGCCCCGCTGATGCAGGGCTGCCAACTGTTTATTTAAAAGTCATCTCCCGTAGCTAGCCGCCAGTTAGCACCTTCAGTTTTACTTACCATTATTGAGAATGTTGCATTATTGTAATGAGTTTTGATTTCAAAACCGAAATTCTTTTCTGCAACATCAAGAACCTTGTATGCGCGCTCACCAAAAATAGCAGACGCAAAAATAAACCCGTGATCTTTTATGTTTTGTGCGGTAATAGTCATAATCGTTTCTCCTAAGTAATTAAGGCTATTATGCCTAACGGATTAGGCTGTGTCAACCTCATTACCTAAGCGATCGCAATTAAATTTTTAGCATCTATTAGCGCTTGATCCGTATGTTTGCGGCACCAGCATCCGTAATTGCGCGACCACTTAAAACCCTTTGCTTTGATGCCGCTGATTACTTCTCTACTTGGTTTTTCGTCATGCTTGATGATAACTCGGTCATTCTGGATATCTACAGATCCACCGGCAAACTCGATAGGCTCGAACGTGCCAGCTGCCGATTCACGACGTTCCGCAATGATCACGTTCTGTTTTAGTCGCTTGATTTTAGCGTTGTTGTTGGTTATCTCAAAAGATGCATAGCCGAGATTGCCGAAGCAGTTAGGGACCAGCAGCGATAGCGCCTCTTGTTCTGTTAGCTCTAATTGTTGCAGTTCAGTTAACTTATCTATGGCTTTATTACTGCGAATAATCTTATTAGCTGCCTTCATTGTGGCTTGGCGCTTTTCTGCGACCTCTAACTGTGCTAATGAGCTATTTTTCCACTCACTAGGTGATTTCATAGGCTGCCTGTTAATCGCCTTAAATACGCGGCCACGCCACCGCATAAGCTCGTCGCATTTATTGCTAGCTGATTCAAGGCGTTTGCGATTACGTTCTACTGGGAAGTTTGCTGGGCCTGTGATCATCCAGTTGGCGCAACGCCCTTCAGCATTGATCCAATCAAGGAATAGAGATGTGAATTTTCTAGCGTAGTCTGCGTTTACGGGTTGTTTTAGATCATCTTCAAGCATGTCGCTAAAATCTTTGATGATTGATTTTGCGCGACGATCTGGGTAGTGTGTTTGATTGCTGAATGCGGCATAAACTTTATTGTAGTGTTCTTGTAGCATAATATGATCCTCATTTATTGAAGCTATTATGCCGCCGCCACGCGCTGACGTCAATATCTTATGTCTATAAAAGTCAGTTTTTTCGCATTACGCTTAATTATGTCGATAATGCGCTATTTTGCGGACGTTAAAGTCATAACTTTGAACAAAAAAATCCCGCCTATTACAGCGGGATAAAGGAGGAGTTATGAACGTGTCGCTTCACAGCGAGATTGCGCTTAACCCTGCGCGGGAGATAGCACCTCGTGCCGATTAGGGCTGGTTGCTAAAGATTCGTTTGCCGGTCTTTCCCGGCTGTCACTCCTTGGCTATCATGACTGGTCGGAGTTCGCCAGATTCCATCTTAGGGTTGTTGCCATAACGCATCAGATTCTCACTGCGTACTTGCGTGTATCGGGCCAGCGCTGGTTAACCGATCCCTACAATACCATAGCGAACGTGACTTTAAGGTATTGACGCCCATGCTTCGCCAGATTATCGCTGACTGCTGAATTACAGCTTAGTTATGGTTGCCGGTTACGCTTCCGGCGTGCCGCAATTCATAGCACCGGTTTAAACACTTCGCCTAATTGTATAGGGGTGTGTTTTGTTATGTGTAGTATAACACTAATTAAAATTTCTGTAAGCACACTCGTAGACTGACAGTGCTGCATACGCGATAAAGATTAAGCAGAAGATCGGATCTAGCCAATGCTCAAATCGTTCTCCAAAAACAAGTCTTTCTATCGTCGCTTCAAAAGCATAGAAACCAATATAAAAAAGCATTACAACCAGTGTTGATATGAAAGGGTTGTATCCAGATGCTTTAGCTAGAATAGCCGCTGATTTTAGAATGTATTCCATATCACTCGCCTCCCGGCATCTTGAGCATCCCTGCGTCATATAATTCTTTAACAATATGATTAGCATCCACTACGCTTTCGGCTATGCTTCTTGCCTTAGATAGGATTCTTTCCTCACTTGACAGCGCTTCTTTAAACTCAGTAGTGTTAGCGTTAAGACATATTTCTTTACCTTTACTGTTACGCATTAAAATATATACTTCTCCTACATGTTCGATGGCGCATGCTTTAAAAGCATTATTTGACTTCTTACGATAATAGCAATTATCGCCTTTTTTGGGAGTATACTTTTCCGATGTTTCGGGCTTTTTAATGCTCAGACCTGAGTTGGTGGCGTTTATGATTTGCTCGTAGGTTAGTCGGTTTTGAAATGGATCATTTTCTGGACATATTTGTAATATTTCACCGCAAATAGAATTCCACTGTAAAACTCCGTAAATAGAGAATGTTTTGTAGCTTCTTTGACTGTATGGGGCGTGGATTGCAGCACCCGCATTAACAAACGCGTCATACACGTTGTCATATTCTAATTCTGTTAATTTACCTATGAAGAAGTCGCCCGGCCTTAGTGTGATTTGTTTCATTTTTATATCCTCGTTAAATTGTTGATGCTCTATTTTCTTTCTTCAATCAATTCAATAACCTTTTCCGCTAATTCGACAAGATTTCTTGCCTTACCTTCCCCGATTTCACCTGACGATGGGTTTAGCGTTGCGACTTCTTTTGCTAAATGCTTAGCTAGCGAGGCTAGCTTGGCTACACCATAGAAAGCTTTTATTGTTTCAACCATATCAAAGGCAAGCACATAATTGTCATTATGAGCGTTTCGATATTGGCTAACTGCTTGTGATAATTCTGCTGGGAACTTTGCTTCTGTTTGCATTGGTGATTCCTTTTTAATCTATGTCTCTATTTGATAAACCTATTATATACACCATGAATATAGAGTAAATACCCAAATGTTAAAAAAGCCCCTTTCGGGGCTTTATGTTTATATATCAACCTTCACATGCTTTACAGTCGCGTTTCAGGTTCATTTGTTGCGCCGCATTCATGCTATGCTGATAGTAAAGTGACTTCACACCCATGCGCCAAGCGTTAATATATAGCGCGTTAATATCCTTAGTCGGTGTGTCGGGGTGAATCATTACATTTAGCGATTGCCCCTGATCAATGTAAGCCTGCCTAGTTCCAGCTTGCATTACAATGCTGTTCTGGTCAATCTCGGCAAATGTTTTAAATACATCTTTTTGATCGTCGGTCAAGAAACTAAGGTGTTGAATTGATCCGTCGTTATCTCGAATACTTAGCCAAGTGTCGCGTGTGTTTTGGCCTAAATCTTCCAGTAACGCCTCAAGGAATGGGTTTTTAATCGTCGTTTTAATCTTCGCGACATCTTTTACGTAGCAGTTGGACCAAACCGGCTCTATACCTTGTGACACCTGGCCTAAGATAAACGCCGATGAAGTCGTAGGGGCGATAGCGTTTAGAGTGGTGTTGCGTCGCCCGTAGCCTTCAAGAACTTTAGGTTCGCCTAGTAAGCTAGCAAGGTCTGAGCTGGCTTTGTAAGACTTTTCCTTAATTAGCTTGAACACATCCACGTTAATTTTGGAGGCTTCGGTTGATTCCCATGCGATCATCTTGCTTTGCAATAGAGAATGCCAACCTAGAACCCCTAGGCCAATAGCACGATTTTCTTTTGCGAAACGGTATGCTTTTTCCATAAATTGGAATGTATATCGGTTCTCTTTTTCTTCTGAGTCGCGATAATCCTCTAGCTTTTCCAGGAATTCGCTAATAACGGCATCAAGGAAGTACGCCAGCGTTTCTACAGCATCAGTATCTTTCCACTTATCATAATGAAGAAGATTAATTGAAGATAGGCAGCATACGAATGACCATTCGTCATTAGACGGTAGCATGATTTCTGAGCAAAGGTTGCTCGCTTTTATATAATGATTCTTGTCCCTATACACATCAACCGTATCGGTATTAGCGTTGCCAGTAAACAGAATATAAGGGTATCCCATCTCGCCACGGCGCTTTAGTACTTTGGCCCATAGTTTTCGCTTATCGCTATCGCCGTTAATCATGTCTTGCATGAATTTGTTGCTGACAGACACGCCGTGGTTTAATTCCTGAATAGGGTTTCCTTCTGTACCAATATCAAGGAATTCGTCCGCGTCCTTGTGAGTAATAGGCAGGTATGGAGAAAACCTACCTCTACGCACCGAGCCTTGACTAACCACGTCTGCCATCTTATCGAATAGCTGCATAAAATGTACAGCTCCCGATGATGTGCCATTATCGGCAATGCCAGATCCGCGAGGCCGAAGGTTTCCGAAATACCCAGATGTGCCACCACCCATTTTGGACATAATCCCAACTTCTGATTGTCCATTAAGGATGTCGCCCAAGTTATCTTCGATTGACGATCCATAACAGCTAATCGGCAGCCCTTTGTCTTTACCGAAGTTTGACCATACGGGGGAAGACAGGGAGTAATAACCTTTGCTCATGTAGTCATAGAATTTGTCAGAATATCCCTCAATACCTAAGATGGATTCAGCTCGATCCGCAATATCTCGGATTCGTGATTCTGCCGTTTCTCCGTCGCTAAGGTATCCGCCTGACAGGAATTTACGGCTGTTTTCGTTTAACCAATACATTTATTAATGTCCTTTATGCTTGCAATAAATAGTGTTATCTGATGTGGATCGAACGTCTATAGCCCTTCAATCCAATTGATAATAATTTCTTTCTGTTGATCTTCCGGTTGCCTCAGCAGCCTCAGCATAAGCAATATAAGCAGCAGCATAAGCAGCAGCAGCGGCAGTATAAGCAGCATAAGAATCAGCAGCAGCATCAGCATAAGAATCAGCAGCAGCATCAGCATAAGAATCAGCAGCAGCATCAGCGGCGGCAGAAGCAGCCTTGATCAATGCGGCTCTGCTAATCTTTCCACCGATATAATCTCGGGATGCCTGTATAGCCAGTCTCGGACGATTTTCACTTTTAGGAACATGATTTAGTACAGCTTCAGCTAAATCACAAGCGAGAAGCTTAATATCGTTTAGCATTTCTTTCGGCAAAACACGTAAACACCATAAAGTATCCTGAACACCGAGAGATTCTAATATTGTACTGAATGATAATCGATCATCATCAGCTTTGGTTTTGTTTAAGTGGGTTAGTAGTTTTTCCCATAAAGATTTGTATGGCGAATGTTCGCGGATTTCATTAAGGGTTGTGTAAAGCATCGTTATTTTTCCTTAAAATAGATCATCTTCTGTCACTGATTTAGATCGCTTGTTGTAGTTAATAGACCGCTTAACAAAGAAGTCGCCGTGTTTTGTCCCAATGATTTCATCATCAAACCAGTCCGTACATTCAATAGCGCTTTGATCGACTTCAAACGCATGATCTATATTAATACTTTCCAAAGATTTATTAAAGCGGTTTTTGATAAATTCTTTGATTTGATATTTCGAGAGAAATGAAAGCTCTCCCTTTTCAAAAATCCAGTCAATAATACCGCTCTCAGCATCATATGCTTGTTTGCAAAGCGTGGTTACTCTTTCCGAGTGGGCGTCATCAAACCATTCTGGATTCTCGTCCTTAATAATGCGGATAATATCAATACCGAAGTTGCCATGAACCATCTCTTCTTTGCTGGTAGCCTCAACTACGTTTGAAATGCCCTTGAAGATATTTTTATGCTTGTTAAAAGCCATCATTATAAGGAATTGCGAAAACAGCGAAACATGCTCGATAAACAAAGAAAACAGCAGAACGGTTTCCGCATAATCCTTATTACTATCGCTTTTAGCATTGGTCATAGCGCTATCTAGGTATTTTACTCGATTGATAAGCACCGGAACGCTACCTATATTATCGAACTCGCTATTCAATCCCAGAATTTCAAGTAAGTGTGAATACGCGTCTTGATGCCGAACCTCTGACTCAGAGAATGTAGCACCTACTGAACCTATTTCAGGCTTTTGCATTTTCTCATGAATGCCACCCCAAAATGTTTTGACAGCAACCTCAATTTGAGATATAGCCAGCATCGTACGCTTGATTGCTTCACGTTCTGATTCCGTTATCTGGGTTTTGTAGTCCTGAATATCACTAGTGAAATTGAATTCAGAATGCACCCAGTAAGAATGCCTAATAGCGTCAACATATTCCAGCAATTGCGGGTATTCGTAAGGTTTTAGGTTAACTCGCTTAGCGAAAATATCAGGCTTACGATTACGCGCTCGCTCATTTCGATAAAGGATATAAGCCTTAGCAGCTTCGTTATACCCTAGATTCATTAAGCTGTTTTCTACCTTGTCTTGTATATCTTCTACGCTAACAA